TGGTGAATCTGACAATGTTCTACTTGTGCTAGATAATGCTAGAAAAATAAGAGAATCTGTGTTAAAAAATGTTAAAAAAAGAGATGAAGAACACAGAGTCTGGTATGTTGGAGTTACACGTAGCAGAAAAAATTTATACTTGATGAGAGCAAAAATAGAAAGGTATGGTTATAATTTATGACACATAAAGGAATATTTAAATCTAGCAATTACGATTCATTAGAAAAACAAGTTGGTGGCAATCATTATTCTAAGATGAAGATTCAACCTGCAGAATTTATAAATGAAAACAAACTTTTGTTCGCAGAGGGCAACGCTATAAAATATATTTGTAGGCATCGGTCTAAGGGAAAAGAAAAAGATATTCAAAAAGCTATTCACTATCTTGAAATGATATTAGAAAGAGATTATTCGTGAAGGTACCAATATTTGAAGCACAGACAGAGTGGATTGAACCAGAAGAATATCCAGATCTAAGATCTTATGATGAGATTGCAATTGACTTGGAGACAAGAGATCCAGAATTAAAAACAAGAGGATCAGGTTCTGTTATTGGTTTAGGTGAAGTGGTAGGTATTGCTGTTGCTGTACCAGGAAGAAAATTTTATTTTCCTATTGCTCACGGATCAGGGCCAAACATGGATAGAAAGAAAACTTTAGAATGGTTTAAAGATATCTGTGCATCCGATGCAACAAAGATATTTCATAACGCAATGTATGACGTATGTTGGATACGAAAATTAGGTATAAAAATCAATGGTTTAATAGTTGATACCATGATAGCTGCTAGTCTTATAGATGAGAATAGATTTAAATATGATTTAAATAGTTTGTCTTGGGATTATCTTGGCTTTGGTAAATCTGAAGTAGCTTTAGTTGAAGCTGCAAAGTCGAGAGGACTAGACCCTAAAGCAGATTTATGGCAGTTACCAGCTATGGAAGTTGGAACATACGCAGAGAAAGATGCAGAACTAACATTAGAATTGTGGCAAATATTTAAAAAAGAAATTATTTATCAAGATGTAGAATCTATTTTTAATCTCGAGACAGATCTGTTTCCTTGTTTAGTTGACATGAGATTTCTTGGCGTGAGAGTAGACGTTCAAAAAGCTCATAAATTAAAGCAAGACCTAGAGTACCAAGAAAAACTGTTACTGTCACAAATAAAAAAAGAAAGTAACATAGAAGTTCAAATATGGGCAGCAAGATCGATTGCCAAAGTTTTCGACAAATTAAAATTACCTTATGATAGAACTGCAAAAACACAAGCACCTTCCTTTACAAAAAATTTTTTACAGGAACACCCACATCCTGTAGTAAAACAAATAGCA